CTTGTGTTATATCTTCTTTTGCCCAGTTCCTTCGAATAGCTATAACTTTTTGACTTTGCTTTTCCACCGTAACAACGTAAGGAAGTCCTACACCGCTTTCACTTTGAAAAGGTTCAGGTAAATTAAGATAACAATGTTGTTCAAGTAACACATACTGTTGATCATAGTCTTCAGAAGGATTGATTCCCATGATAGAGTCAATCTTACTTGTAAAAGATGTAGGATCAGGAGTAGTTGCATCCTGAAGATCTGCATCCATATACATTCCATTTTCTATATCCCGTTCCATTTCGTTAGGACTACGATATATAACATGTGTATATCGTTCTGCCTTTTGTATGTCAGAAGCGTAATAAGATACATAAAACTGATCAACCGGGATAAACTCTGAAGAAGGTCGCCTCAGTGTTGGATCGTAGAACATCTTTTTAAAAGCTGATCCAATAAGGGGTAGATGGAACAACATCTTTTCAAATTCGTCAAAGTATTCACTGATCTGTTCCGTGAACTGGTAATTCATAAAGTCCTGTACACGGGTTGCCTGATCCTGACGTTCAGGCGAAGCATCTCCTACAATCTGTGTACGAACAGGTCCACCAGATGGAAAGAGTTCAATGGTTGCTTTTGACTGAAATTTAACAGCAGCTTCAATAATAAGAGGAGATACAGCCGTACAAGATCCTTCAAACGGTTCTGTTGTCTCCTGAAGTTTAAGTCCTAAGAGATCAAAGCCTCTTTCAAAAGTAGACTCCCATTCTTCCCGTGATTCCTTGTCAGCATTGAATGAGTCAATAACATCAGTTCCAATGAGATCCAAATCATCTTTATCCATCGCTTCTGCAAGGTTCGCATAGTGATCACTTTGTGTCTCTTCAAAAGCAGCATCTATTTCATTATTGATGCCTTCTAACCCTAACAACTCTGCGTCATCAGGATTTTCTAATTCAATCTCTAACTCACTGTTTCCCGTTTCAGCTTGAGGTACGCTTGTACCACCTACTAAACTTAGAAGAGGGCTTCGCTCTATTGCCATAAGTTTATTCCCTTATCTTAGGCATAGGACTTCTTAGAGAAGTTCCAGTATCCTTTACGTGGCGGTTTATAAATATCTTCATCTTCTTCATATTCAGGATCGTCACTATGGGTTACATACCACGAATCCCTCATATATAATATAGCCATTACCATTGCGTCAACCTGATCATCATAACGTGCATTTGGAAAACTGCAAGATTCGTCAATCAACTCTAACGCCCAGTCCTTATTATCAGGTAGCCATATTCTTCCTGACTCTAAAAAAGGAGTGGCAGCTGTAGCTCTACTTACTTTATCACGATCAGGTGTGAACTCCAACACAGGTAAACCTGCTCTACGTAAATCTTGAAGCAACGACTGACCTGACGCTTTCTTTTCAATCATAACTGCATCTGGTTTATGTTTGTCATATTCTTCTTGAGCTTTAGAACGTAATTCAGGATATTCAAATCTATCTCTGACATTCCCTAATAAAATTAAGTTTGATACTAATCTTTCTATTCCCCTGCTGTCAACTTCTAATTTTTCAAATATACCCCATGTTTGCATTACAGAGTAGTCAGCGGTTGTTTTAGCAGAGAATGCAGTATCCATTGTTTGAATAATAAACTCACATTCAGGAGGATCATCATGGGGCCATCTTTGAAACCATCCTTTTTTAATGATACCACCATCGTCGGGTGTAGGATTTTGCATATATAAAGACTGCCAATACCGTGTTCCGTTATGTCTTTTAATTTCTACTTCATCTACTCTTAATATATTATCAGGTTTCCACTCAGGGAAATAAGATGATCCTACTGGAAGATTAAGAAGTTTAGCTGCATCTTCGTCAAGCCATGCAGGTATCTTAATTACTTCCCACGGATGTATAATAACATCCGCTTTATCTGACTTAGCTTCTGCTTCAAGAAGCCATCCACAAATGTCATCTTCGTGATAACGTGTATTAATAATGACAATAGCTCCTGACGGCATAAGACGGGTTCGTAATCCTGCTGGATACCACTCTTTTATGTATCTTCGTCCTGCTTCACTAAAGGCATCTTCTTCCGACATAACGTCATCCAGCATAGCAACGTGTGCGCCACGACCAGCAATCTGTGTTCGAACTCCAGCTGCAACATACACACCATTCTGATTTGTTTGCCATTTCCCTGCTGACCTGACATCACTTCTAAGTTTAACATCTGGAAAAATAATATTAAACATTTCGTGATTAAGAAGATCCCGTACTGATCTTCCAAAGTCACTGGCAAGCTGATCACTATGGCTAACACTTAGAATTTCGTGATTAGGATGTCTTCCCATGTACCATGCAGGAAACAGCTTCGAACAGATAACAGACTTAGAAGAACGAGGAGGAAGAAAAACCATAAGACGTTTACAGGTTCCTTCTTCTATTTGTTGTAATTTAGAACATATCAGTTCTATATGCCGTCCCATGCGAAAGTCTGCGATCAAGGAAGGAGCCATCATTTTTACAAAAGTAAGAAAGTCAGCAGAAGATGCGTTTACAACATTTTCAAATAAACGTTCACGTAAAGCTAATTCGTTGTTGGTGGCAGTTTGTTCACTCACAGTTTGAATTCACCTGCTCCCGGTAAAGAGGTCAATCCGTTAGGCTGCTGTGGAGGAACCGGGGCTGGTGGAAGTTGTTGAGGCATATATCCATTTAACGCAGCTTGCTGTGTCTGATTAGGAGCAATCGGAAGATTAGAAGGTGTAAAAGAATTATTCTGAATATCCGCTAGACGCTGGTTATGCTGCTGTGTCATATAATTTATATATGTATTTGGATTACGACCTAACATTGATGGAGCATTCTGTACTCCCCCAACTGTCGGAGGCGGTGCGAAACCTTGACCCATTGTATTTATACCTTATGCGTTTAATTCACCTACAATACGTTTCTTTTCAGCTTTAAGGTTCCGTTTTCCTTTACGGGTATATCCCTTTTCAGCATCTACACGACCAAGCTCTTCCAGCCTGTTTTCACGGCTTGTATTGTATTCATATCCGTCTACAACCTTGTGACCTGATGGAGAAGAAACAACCCCACCTGTATGCATAAGACGATCTGCAAAAGGCTGTGTACCTGTGCTACGGGTATTACCCATTTTACGTGTTTCTTCTTGAGGATATAAACCCTGTCGATTCATACCATATTTTGATAACGGCATAACTGTTAGCCTCCTTTATCTACTTTAAATGGTTCGGGTTGTGAGTAGACTTCATCTACAACAACGTTTGTTTCTGGACCCAAGACATTCGGACCCTTCCGTGCTTGTCCGTAACCCTGTCCCGTTGGACGGCCTACGCATATATCAAGATACTCAGTATCCTTTGTCTTTTGCATTTGTTTAATATCCTTTTTTAATCGTAATCGTAACTATCTACAACAGGTCCACCTGAAGCCATACGAACCGTGCCACCAGATGCCTTATTCTTTAAAGAATCCCTTGCATCTTTTTTAATTTTATTTCTCAATTTATATCTATCTTTTATATTACGAGAAAGCCCTTTAATATTTCTAAGACCTGCCGAAAGATCATATCCTAAATTCATTTTAACATCTTCCCTTTTTTTAATCGTAATCGTAACTATCTACAACAGGTCCACCTGATTTCATTCGTACCGTACCACCCGTAGCTATTGGAATTGAATTTTTACGTTTAGGGATCTTCCTTAGTTCGGGTCTGGTCACCCTATTCTTCTTCTTTTTCTGCTTTATTATATTTTTAAAAAGTTTTACTGCATTTCTTTGATCTTGATCTACGTCCATCCTATGTACATCGTGTAAACCACCATAAAGTTTATCACCTATATCCGTATGAACTTTAGGATTATAATGTCCTTCAGTCGGATCTTTTGTGATTAAATCATATTCTTTCCATATATGTGGTCTATTTTGTGCAGTTTCTCCTGTTGAACCAATCTTTGTAACCAAAGCGTCTTGTGCATCTTGAAGGCGTTGATTCATTTCCTTTCTAAGTTGTTTTTTAGTTTTAGCCATAACTCAAATTAATATCCCTTTAATCGTAGTCATAACTATCTACAACAGGTCCACCAGATTTCATACGAACCGTACCGCCTGTAGCGTTACCCATCATAAATCTTCGCCTATCAGCTTCATCCATCCGTCCTTTATCGTGTAAACCACCATAAAGTTTATCACCTATATCCTTACGAACTCTAGGATTATAATGTCCCGCAGTCGGATCTTTGTTAGACTCATACTCTGTTGCTATTTGTTTAGGATTTGTAGCAGTTTCTCCTGTTGTACCAATCTTTGCAGCTAAAGCGTCTTTTGCTTTTTCAACGCCCTCATTAATTTTTTTTCTTTTCTTTTTAGAATATAGTGCCATAACTCAATGTACCCCTAATTTGGTATAAGAAGGATCTTCAGACCCTTCAAGGTTGCGTTTAAACTGTATAGAACCTAACTCGTTATATACCTTAAATATACTGTTAGCTGCTTCTACAAGTGAGTCCCTTAGAGAATCTAGCTCCTTGTCGGGGTTTTTAAAAGCAGGGTGAGAACAAACATGACTATGCCAGTTCTCAATAGTAAACTCAACTCTGTCCATAGCCTGATGGTATCCCATCGTACCGGGAGCATAGTTTAATTCATTATAGGGTATTATTCCAGCGAATGACAAACGTTTGGTGTGTTTATTCTTTTCTTCATCACTGGTGTCTATAAACTCATAGAACTCTTTACTGTCCATGCCCCTACTTACCACCTTCTATAACTTTAAAGCCAGCTATGTCAGCAAGCCTCTCAATGTCCTTTTTGACCTCTTCACTTGAGTCAGTGTCACCTAGTCCACCCATCTTAATCTTTTGTTCAGATCTGTCAACAAACATCCCCAAATGTTTCGCCACGTTTTCAACGGAACGGTTCGCGTTTGTGTAGTCTCCGTTCTGTAGCGCATGTTGGTAAACTTCGTCCAGCCTTTGCAGCACATGGTCAGCACTCCACGCCATTCTATCTATAGCGACTTCACGCAGATCGTTTATGCGTTGTTCTATCTTAGGCTTTTTGAGGAGGGTGGAGGCCCGTCTACGGGTATCAGAGTGGCTCTTTCCGGGCGCATATCCTGCTGCCTTGTATGCTATCAGACTATCACCCGTAGCAATATACTCCATACAGAACTTCTCCTGTTTAGGAGCCATCCCTGCTATGAAGTTTCCGGGTTTAAAGTTTTCACCTTTTTCAGCACGTTCTAACATTTCATCCTTAGTATACTTCTTTCTTTCGTGTCGCGCAAGACGGACGTTATTCCTTCTTGTTACTTCACTTCTCATCTCTATAAGATCTCTACCAGCATTAGGTTTTTTACGACCTTTTGAAGTAACACAAATAAGAGAACGAAGTTCTTCGTTTGTTAACTTTCCGTAGATGATATGGGGTTTATTACCTATTTGTTTCATATTGTTACTATAATATCAGTTAGTAAACTTTCAAACAAAATAAATAAACAAGACGAATATACACATGTTTTCTCTCTTGTTACAGATTGTATCAATTTGTAACTAGTTTGGCAACCCCCTTTGTAACGCCTAGCCGAAAAAAAACAGGAGCAGTCTAAAAACTAAGTTGTTAT